CTATTCCTTTGTTTTTTCTACGCTGGAAATGAACTGTTCCATCAGCTGAGAAATGGTTGCAGCCTGCCCTACTCCCTTGCGCTCGCATGCTTCTTTAAACTCCTCTGCAAGTTCCTTCTTGATTTTAAAGCTTTTTGATATAAGACCTATTTTCTTCTGATACTTCTGTGTTGCTATTGTCTGTGCGTTCGGCTTTCCTTCTGGCATACTATCTTCTCCTTTTCTTGATCACAAGAATCGCATACACTACTGCAGCCACAATAATTAAAACATCAAGAACATTGAATTTTGCTTTGGTTATTCTTAAAACTGCAAATACAATCAATAATGTAGTGAATACACTTGCTTCTCTCTTCATTTTTTCTTTTCGATGTGATATTCTTTAATCAAGCAGGAGGATTATCCTCCCGCTTGGTTATGGCTGTTTCCCTTTTTACTTTTTCATTTCTCGCCAGATCTGAATTAAAAGTAATGCTAAGGTTAACAGCCTTATTAAATTATCAATTATTTTCTCAATTATCACATCTCTTACCTCCTTTCTGATTATATTATACTATAGTGTGCACCCTATGCCAAGTGGTCTATTATACTTACATAAAATAATAAAGCCCCCGGATCTCTCCGAGGGTTTTTATTACGAAGCTTATTAAAAACTTGGTGCGTATACTGGTGCACTTGATATTTTTGTGGAAATTCTTCTTTACTTTTTGTTTTATTTACTTCCTAACGTTTTTACTAGTGCCTCTTGTAAGACTCTAGAAAAATTGATTCCTGCTTCTTCCGCTTCTTCACTTAACCACATTGGGATCGTGCAATTTTTCTTTACGGATAAATTCCTTACTTTACTCCTATACTTTTTTAAATCTACATCCACATAGGCAAGTGTACCATTTGAAAAATCAAAATCGCCATCGCTTTTTTCTTTTGCAATCTTTCTGGCTTCCTCTTCTGTAGACATATTCGGCAATGATTTTTTTTCATCTTCCAGATGAATTCCACTTAATCCGATATAATCTTTTGCCATTTCTAACGCATCAATAAATGAATTCCCTTCTGTATATCCATCAAAATCCGGGATATATACGAGATAGCAATTTTCATCCTGTTTTACTAAAATAGGGTATACTACTTTCATGTCTACTTCTCCTCTCTCTATGCTCATGAAATAAAGGCAAGCGCCGAGGGCTTACAGACCCCATTTTTTAAGTATTCCTCTGGCAGTGATTTCATTTATCTCTCTATGCCTTGGAATCATTTCAACATCCTTCCCTCTGACATATTTATCATGATTACTTCCACGTTCAGCAAATTCAAACCCTGCCTTCTCAAGACGCTTGACTAAATCTCGTTGTTTCATTATTCCCTCCTTATGCGTATATAATGCGCCTTTTATGCGTATTCGTCAAGTGTATTCTCTTTATTTAAGCAAAAAAATAAGCCCCCGGATTGCTCCGAAGGCTAATTTGTGTTTATCTTGTAAAAACATTGGAAAAATCACAAGATAAACTAAAAAAATAATGGAAGCTTATTTGCGTGGCAGAACACTTCCCGGACTGCCTGGAGTTCTTCCGCGTCATAGCTGTATCCGAGCTCCCTTACAAATGCATTTTTATAAAACTCGTCCTTTGTAAGCGCAACTACTTTATTGCCTGCACCATAATAAATCCAGTTCATGTCCGTAATCAGGGCGCAGACACCGCGTTCCCCGGCCTCTGTGATCACACCGTTGGACACAATGAAATTCTCATAGGTTCCAGGAATTACTTTATCCTGGGTTTTGAAGGTTCCTCCCATCATCGCTGATCTACCCTACCTTTCGTATACTTCCCAAGAGCCGCTTTCAGCTCTTCAATCGTCATTTCTCCATTTCCGACAATCGCCCGCACCAGCAGGGCATCGTTCCGGAATGTCTTCGACGCGGCAAATTCATCCGCGGTATAGGTCATAGCCTTTGTTTCAGCAGCTGCCGGTTTCGGAATTTCCGCTGCTGTTTTCTGGTCTTCCATTGCATAACCCCTTTCTTTTTGATTATTCTTCTGTTCTTACACTATTCTTTTGCGCTTTCGGCGGCTGTACGGTACGCTTCCACCTCACGGATGATATCTGTCTCCTCTGCAAGGTCGGTAAGGAAGAACAGATAGGTCGCGCGGATCTGCAGGATCCCGTCACTGCTGTCCGCATCCATGCTGCTGCACCGGATCTTTTTCCCACCGGAAACAATGATCTGCAGACAGTCTGCCAGGCGCGGATAAACCTCTGCCATCTGTGCATTCTCCGTCCCATCCTCTTTGGGAAGGAACTGGACCACAAACACACCGGTAAACCGTTTCCTGCGGAACAGCCCCGGGGAGAGATCCGGAAGAATGCAGCGCACAAAAAAACAGGGCTCTTCCAGTCCCTGCTCTACTTTCTCCGGGTAGATGGCATAACAATCCCCGAATTCTGTATGGACCGCTTCCACAATCCCGTCCGTGATTTCCTGTATCATCACTTAAATACCTCCGTTTTGAGATAATTCGTGATCTCCTGGTCAATGATTTTCGGAAGGTCCTTTTCCACCTGTGCCGCCGCTTTTGTCAGCATCAGGCGGCCGTCTACCCATCCATTGACCAGGCGCTTGCCGATGGCCGGTACATACCGCCCAGGGGTCTGCCGGTGCCCGTACTCCACATAGGACGCATACTTGACCGGGTTTTCTACACGGACAACCGCCGGATTTGCCGGGCGCAGCACCCGGATCCGCCAGCCGCGCCGCAGATATCCGGTTTTTGTCGGTGTCAGTGCCGCTGCACTGCGCAGCATGCGCCCGGCGGCTCCTTTTGCGCACTGGGCTTCTATTTCCCGGATGTGCCGTGAGGCATCCTCCAGGTTCTTCTGGAACGCCTCAAGCTGCCGGATATCTACATGTACATCTTCTGCCATACAATCACGCTTTCTTTTTTACCTGTACCAGCCGGATCTCCTGATGTGTCGCATACACTGCCGGCATGCCGGACTGTTCAAAGTCCCCGTACCGGAGATGCCCCCGGCAGACAGAAATCATACTGCCCGGCGGCACATTGACCTCCGGATCCAGAAAAAGGGTAATGGTTTGCGGTGTTTCTGCCGTTGTGACGCTCTGGCTCCCTGCCTCATTCGATGAAAACGACAGGCGGCAGGGCTCGTCTTGATACAGCACAGTATCCGTAAACCGTGTGGCCCCATGGGCGTCTATTGTTTTCTGCTTCCCGGTAATGCTGCAGCGGTCCGAATAGGTGGACGCAATCGCCTTACGCGCCGTTAAAATCCTTGCGTGAAAATCATCCATATTCAGAACTCCAACTTCCGGAACCGGTTCAAACGGCTCCTGTAATTATGCAGCACACTGTTCAGGTAGTCATTGTCCTGCAGCAGATCATAACTGACAGAAGCATCCCCCACCGTCACAGACGCGGTACGCTGCGGCAGTCCCTCCGCCTGGCCATAGGATTCCCGGCGCATTAAGTCAAGCACCATCTGCAGCCAGGTATTGGTCAGACCGGCAGGAACTTCCGGTATATTGCAGTAGTCCATAATGATTTCCGCCGCCAGATCCACATAACTCCCGGCACGGGCCGTATCCCGTTCCCATCCCAGGCAGATCACTTCCTCAATGATCTCCTCCCGGCTCTTCGCTTCCTTCGCAATCATGCTTTCTTTCCTCGCTATGGACTGACCGGCCGGAAGCATCCCTGCCGCCGGCCGTCAAGGTCCTGTCTTATGCTAATTTGTGCTTAAATGCTACCAGACGGATGTTCTTTGTTTCATAAACCTGTTTCCAGTTCGCCGGGTTCATCAGCTGCGCCCTGGACGGTCCTTCCGCCTTGGTATCCGCGCTGGTAAACGCGCACCCTCTCGGATGCAGCAGGTACTGTTTCCGGTTGATCAGGTAATCAATACCGGATCCTTTTCTCTTATCACGGTCGGTTTCCGCCGCAACAAAGTCTGCCGGGGAGCCGTTGCCAAGCGCAAACGCGCCGTCCCCAAACAGGTAGGTGGTGTAAACACCCTTGGAAGCATCCACCGGGCATCCGTCATCCACAATCACACGTTTTCCCTGGTATAAGCCAAAGCTTACATCATTGGACGGCTGCACGGTCTCAATCAGGTTCTGTTTCTTTAACGCCGCCTCGGTAGCGGAATGCATCACGATACCGGTCAGCCGGGTCTTTGCGTCGCCAAGCATCTGTTCCGCGTCAATAAACGCGGCGCCGGACCATGCTGCTTTTGCCCCGCTTAACCCGGTGATATCAAGGATGTTATCCTTTAACGGCGCAGAAGTGACGGTATCACTGGTACCGAAGATACCGTTTAAGATGGCTATTGCCTCTTTCTGCATATCCCTTGCCCAGAAATCCGCCACCAGGTCACCGATCACCGCGCTTGGATCGTCCCCTGTCATCATACCGGACAGGTCGGTTTCACTCCATGCTTTCGCGCGGCGCAGAATCGGCGCCACATCCTTTTTTGCCTGGATCCCGTCAATGGTCAGGTCCTTGCCCTCCTCGATATTTTCAGAATCGCCGGTAAGGTCTGCCCAGAACGGCATATTGACCACCGGACCCGCCTGGGAGGCAAGCTGGTCAAATTTGGGATCATTCTGGATCATCCCAGATGTGATAAACGCGGACTTTTCCGCGGTCTTCTCCACGACATACGGTACCCAGATCTCCGGTACAATTACATTGCTTAAATTTGTTCCTGGCATATTGGTTCCTCCTGTTCTACTTCTTACTACTGTTTACAGCTTTACACCGGCGGCCGCTGCCATTGCGCGGGCCTGCTCCGGATTCTCACGCAGCATCTTTCCCTGCTCCGTCAGGTTCCTGGTTTCTTTGGCAAATGGGTTCCGGACCCCTGCGCCGCCGTTTCCGCCGTTTGGATGGTACGCCGGTTTGTTCGGCTCTGTCTGGAACAGATGTGCCATAGCGGCATCCTTGCGGTACGGGGCAAGCATCTCATCCAGCCCGATCGGGTGGTTCTCCGCATCGAAGTTGAAATGCTCCAGGCCGCCCGCCTTATAAATCAGGTAATCCGCGTCAAGCACCCCTTTGCCCTT